TTAGTATATAGTAAATTAAATAATAATTAAATCAAATAAAAATGAGTAAAAAAATAGAAGAAAAAGAGTTAGAACAATTAGTAGCACAGCAGTCAGTTAAAGCTGGATTAATTTCAGATATTGGAGCTGTTGAAGCTAGAAAGCACGAGTTGTTACATGCATTTGCAGAAGTTGTAACTAAATCAAAAGAGTTAAATGAAACTCTAGAAGAAAAGTACGGTAAGATTACAGTTAATCTTGAAGACGGATCTTACGAGGAAATCGTAGAAGAAGATGGCCAAGCTGATTAGAAAAATTAGTATAGGCTCAGATTATAAAAATGAAGCAATGCATTACTCCGTAGGCCAGCAGGTTTACGGAGGTCATTGCATATCTGATATATTGCACGATCAAAAAGACGGATCATATAATATATACATAGAAAAAAACAATGAAGTTATACCTTGGAAAAAGTTTAATTCCAATATGGCTATATCAATTGAATATAATTTAGAATACTAATGCAAAGTTTATACAGCTTCATTATACAGCCAAAAAACGGCAGGTATACAAATGAAGTAGAAGTTGGTGATAAAAAACTAATTGTTAACACAACAATGGACGATCACAAGTTTGTTAACCGCGTAGGTGTTGTAATGTCAGTACCTTTAATTGGTGATACAGATTTAAGCGTTGGAGACGAGGTTATAGTTCATCATAATGTGTTTAGAAGGTTTTACGACGTAAGAGGTAATGAAAAAAATAGTACTTCATATTTCAAAGAAGATATGTACTTTTGTTATTACGATCAAATATTTTTATATAAGCATAACAGCCAGTGGAAAGCACCTGGTAATTTTTGTTTTGTAAAGCCTATACTTAAAAAAGAAAAACAAATTATAAGCGATGAAAAAGAGCAAAAACGTATTGGTATACTAAAATACGGTAATAGCTCGTTAGAAGCGTTTAAAATACACGAGGGGGATCTAGTTGGATTCAGCCCTAGCAGCGAATATGAGTTTATTATAGATGAAAACAGATTATATCGCATGCGCACTAATGATATTACAATTAAATATGAATACAAAGGAGACGAAGTTGAATATAATCCAAGCTGGGCAAAAGGCTGTGGACGAACTTATTAAGGTAGCTAAGGAACCTATTGTAGATTCAGGAGATGACATAACAGCTGATAGGCTTAAAAATGCTGCAGCTACTAAAAAGCTAGCTATATTCGATGCGTTTGAAATACTAACTAGAATACAGCTTGAAGAAGAAATGTTAAACGAAAAGCCTAAAAAAGAAACTAAAGAAAAAACTTTTAAGGGCTTTGCTGAAGGTAGGTCAACATGAGTTACAAACAAACTCTAGTAAAAATACTAAAAGACCACGTAAAAGCTAAGGTATTAAAAAATAAAAATAGATACAAAAAGTGGGATTACGGATATAACAAAGAATACGATATGGTTGTTATATCTAAAACAGGTGAGATAGGTGAAGTATATGAAATACAAAACCTTAAAATAGCATTACCAAAACCCGTAGATATAAAAAAATTTAAATCTAACTCTTGGCAACATACCGAATATCCTAAAGATCTTCAAAGAATAAAATCTGTATTTGATTGGGAAGAATATCCTGAAGAATTTAAAGAACAATGGTATGATTACATCGATAATGAATTTACTTACAGAGAAAAAGGTTTTTGGTTTTACAACAAAGATGTTGCTACTTACCTTACTGGTACTCACTACATGTACTTGCAGTGGAGTAAAATTGATGTCGGTCAACCGGACTTTCGCGAGTCAAATAGATTATTCTATATATTCTGGGAAGCTTGTAAGGCCGATGTACGTTGTTACGGATTGTGCTACCTTAAGAATAGACGATCTGGATTTTCATTTATGGCATCAGGCGAGGTGGTTAACCTGGCAACCATATCCTCTGACTCTAGATATGGAATACTATCGAAAAGTGGACCAGATGCGAAGAAGATGTTCACAGATAAGGTGGTACCGATATCAGTCAATTACCCGTTCTTTTTCAAACCGATTCAGGACGGTATGGATCGACCAAAGACCGAACTTGCCTATCGCGTCCCCGCGACCAAGTACACCCGTAAGAAGCTCGAGACCAACGAATCATTACGTGAACTCGACGGTCTCGACACCACGATCGACTGGAAGAATACCGGTGACAACTCGTACGACGGTGAGAAACTCAAACTACTCGTCCACGACGAAAGCGGTAAATGGGAGCGCCCGACGAACATACTCAACAACTGGCGTGTCACGAAAACCACGTTAAGATTAGGTAGTAGAATTATTGGAAAGTGTATGATGGGTTCAACAAGCAACTCATTAGATAAAGGTGGAGACAATTTTAAAAAGCTTTATTATGACTCAGATATTACACAAAGAAACCGCAATGGACAGACTAGCTCAGGATTATATTCTTTGTTCATACCTATGGAATGGAACTACGAAGGATATATTGATATGTATGGAGCACCTGTCTTCGACACTCCGAACAAACCGGTACTCAATGCATATGGCGACGAGATCGAGCAAGGAGTAATAGAGTACTGGGATAACGAAGTAGAAGGTTTAAAAAACGATCAAGACGGTTTAAACGAATTTTACAGACAGTTTCCACGTACAGAAAGTCATGCATTTAGAGACGAAGCAAAACAATCGCTTTTTAATCTAACTAAAATATACGAACAAATAGATTACAACGATGATATAACTAGATCATCACTTGTTACACTAGGTTCGTTTCAATGGAAAAACGGTGTTAAAGATAGCACTGTAGAATTTATGCCTAATAAAAATGGAAGGTTTAAAGTTAGCTGGGTACCAAAGCTAGAAATGCAAAACAGAATAAGACTTAAAAATGGTATTAAGTTTCCTGGTAATGAACACGTTGGGGCATTTGGTTGCGACAGTTACGATATATCAGGTACAGTTGACGGTATAGGATCTAACGGAGCATTACACGGGCTTACTAAATATTCAATGGAAGAAGCACCTGCTAATAGCTTTTTTTTAGAGTATGTTGCTCGGCCACAAACAGCTGAGATATTTTTTGAAGATGTACTTATGGCTTGTGTTTTTTACGGCATGCCAATACTAGCAGAAAATAATAAACCAAGACTGTTATACCATTTTAAAAGAAGAGGTTATAGAGGCTTTTCAATGAACAGGCCCGACAAAGTTTACAGTAAGTTATCTGTAACAGAAAAAGAAATAGGTGGTATACCTAACTCTTCGCAAGACATGAAGCAGTCACACGCTGCGGCTATAGAATCTTATATAGAAAAACACGTAGGGTTTAATAGTAATGGCTGCGGTGATATGTATTTTAATAGAACACTAGAAGACTGGGCAAGGTTTGATATAAACAACCGAACTAAGTTTGATGCGTCAATAAGTTCAGGGCTTGCTATAATGGCTTGCAATAAAAACCTTTATACCCCAGTCCAAGAAAGACAAGTTAAAAGTATAAACCTTGGAATTAAAAGGTACGATAATAAAGGATCAAGATCTAAAATAATTTAAAATAAATGATTAATAAAGCTATAAAGAGTTCTTTTCCCAGCCAAGCGGTTAGTGATTTAGAAAAGATGAGTGCAGAGTACGGCGCTAAGGTTGGTAGAGCTATAGAGCATGAGTGGTTTAATACCAAAGATGGTTATGACGGTAAAAATGGATCAGGTAGATATTCAACATCTAGACAATCATTTCACTCATTAAGACTATACGCTAGAGGAGAACAGTCTGTTAGAAAATATAAAGATGAATTATCTATTAACGGTGATTTATCTTATTTAAATTTAGACTGGAAACCAGTACCTATTATACCAAAGTTTGTTGACATTGTTGTTAATGGCATGGCTGATAGATCTTACGATATTAAAGCTTACTCGCAAGATCCAGCTTCAATACAAGAGCGCACAAATTATGTTGCTAAAATAGCTAAAGACATGAATACTAAGCCTTTTAACGATATGGTTAAGGCTGATTTTAATATAGACTTGTATGAAACTGATCCAAACAAATTGCCTGAATCTACGGAAGAACTAGAGCTACACATGCAACTTGATTACAAGCAGTCTATAGAAATAGCAGAGGAAGAAGCTATTAATAGTATTTTTGATAAAAACAAATACGAGCTTATATCTAGACGAGTTAATAACGATTTAACAGTTATAGGTATTGGTGCTGCTAAAAGTTCTTTTAATAAAGCAGAAGGTATTAAAGTAGAATATGTAGACCCAGCTGATTTAGTTTATTCTAACACAGACTCGCCTTACTTTGATGATATATATTATGTAGGTGAGGTAAAAGAAGTTTACTTAAACGAGCTTAAAAAAGAGTTTCCAGATCTTACAAATGATCAATTAGAGTCTTACAAAGGCTACAACTCTTCTTATAGTAACACTGCTTACAACTCTAAAGCTGACGAGGACAATACAGCGACAGTATTATACTTTGAGTATAAAACATACGCTAATCAAGTTCACAAAATTAAAAAAACTGCTACAGGCGGAAGTAAGGCTATAGAAAAAAACGATACGTTTAATCCTCCAGCTTCTGATGACTTTGAAAAAGTAGACAGAGCTATTGAGGTTATTTACGAAGGAGCTAAAGTAATTGGTAGTAAAGAGCTTTTGAAGTGGGAGCTTAAAAAGAACATGATCAGACCAAAAGCAGATACAACTAAAGCTCAAATGAGCTACGCTATTTGTGCGCCGCGTATGTACGAAGGTCGTATTGAAAGCTTAGTAAGTCGTATGACTAACTTTGCTGATATGATTCAACTCACGCATTTAAAGCTACAACAAGTATTATCTAGAGTAGTACCTGACGGTGTTTACTTAGATGCAGATGCTTTAGCTGAAATAGATTTAGGTAACGGTACTAATTACAACCCGCAAGAAGCGCTTAATATGTACTTCCAAACTGGTAGTGTAATTGGTAGATCTATGACACAAGACGGTGATATGAACCGTGGTCGATTACCTATTACGGAACTTAATTCAAACGGAGGTAATAATAAGATAAGCGCGCTTATAAGCACTTACAATTATTACTTACAAATGATGCGTGATGTTACTGGCTTAAACGAGGCTAGAGACGGAAGCGTACCAGATAAAAATGCTTTAGTAGGGCTGCAAAAATTAGCTGCAGCAAACTCTAATACAGCAACAAGACACCTATTGCAATCAAGCTTGTATATAACCCTAACAATGGCAGAGTGTATTGCAATGCGAGTGTCTGATGTTATAGAGTATTCACCAACTAAAGAATCATTTATTAAAACGCTAGGTAAGTTTAACGTTTCTACATTAGAAGAAATGGCTAATTTACACTTGCACGATTTTGGTATATTCTTAGAGCTTGCACCAGATGAAGAAGAAAAAGCTAAACTAGAAAATAATATTCAAGTTGCTTTACAGTCTGGTCAAATATTTTTAGAAGATGCTATTGATATTAGAGAAGTACGTAATATTAAACTAGCTAACCAGTTGCTTAAAGTTCGTAGAAAAAAGAAACAAGATCAAGATCAACAACAGCAGCAGCAGAATATTCAAGCTCAAAGTCAAGCAAACGCTCAAGCCGCACAGGCAGCTGCACAAGCAGATATGCAAAAGCAACAAGCTCTTACAGAGTCAAAAGCTCAGTTAGAGCAAATGAAGTCGCAGCTTGAAATAGCTAAAATGGAAAGAGAAGCTCAGATTAAAAAAGAGCTAATGCAATACGAGTTTGAAATTAATAAACAACTACAAGAAGGTCAACTTGCTGTTGTAAAAGAAAAAGATAAGTTCAAAGAAGATCGTAAAGATGAAAGAACTAAAATACAAGCATCACAACAAAGTGAGCTTATAGATCAAAGAAAAAACAACGCACCGCCAAAAAGCTTTGAGTCCGCAGGACAAGACAGTTTAGGTGGATTTGGACTTGAACAGTTTGAGCCGCGTTGAAAATAAACAAACAATTATATAATATTTTATCATGTCAGAACAAACACAACCTATAGAAGAGGTAGTAGAAGAAACAGTTCAGGAAACTAAAGCTGTAGAAGAAACACCTCAAGAAGATACTTCATATAAAGAAGTTAAAGAAGATGGTACTATTAAATTAGACCTAGGAAAATTAAAAGAGTTTCAAAATAAAAACGAAAAGACAGATGCTAAAGAAGAAGTGCGGGTGCAAGCACAAGAAACGCAAGAGCCAGTCACTGAGCAAAAAGAAGAGATCGTCGAAGAGGTCTTACAAGAAGTAACCGACGAACCAGAACAACCTGTCGCTGAAGTAACACAAGAGGTTACTAAAGAAAAAATTACACCGCAACCAGAAGTAAAACTACCAGAAAACATTGAAAGTTTGGTAAAGTTTATGGAAGATACAGGCGGCACTATTGAAGAGTATGTAAGGCTAAATGCTGATTACTCTGATGTAGATAATAACACATTATTAAAAGAATATTATAAGTCAACCAAGTCTCACTTAGATACTAGCGAGATTGATTTTTTAATTGATGACAACTTTTCATTTGACGAAGATTTAGATGAACAGCGCGATATTAGAAAAAAGAAGTTGGCTTTAAAAGAAGAAGTTGCGAAAGCTAAGAAGTTTCTTAATGGAATGAAAGACGAATACTACAAGGAAGTCAAGTTGGGTTCTAAGTTGTCTAAAGACCAGCAAGATGCTATTAACTTTTATAACGAGTACAACCAAAAACAATCTGCTACTAGTGAAGTCCAGCAGAAGCAGTACAAGCAATTTGAGCAAAGTACCAATAATGTTTTTAACGAAAATTTCAAAGGTTTTGATTTTAAAGTTGGAGACAAGAAATATAGGTATAATGTAAAAGATGCCGCTGCTACTAAGGATTACCAAAGCGACATATCTAACTTTGTGAGGGAGTTCCTCGACGAAAACGATATGATGAAAGACGCTGCAGGTTATCACAAAGCTTTATACGCGGGTAGAAACATTGATAAAATTGTATCACATTTCTATGAGCAAGGTAGAGCTGATGCTATAAAAAATACTGCCATCAAGTCAAAAAACATTGACATGGGCCCTAGAACTGTTAAACCAGTTGTAGATACAGGCGGTATGAAAGTTAAAGTATTAGGTGGTGAAGATAGTTCAAGGTTGAAATTTAAAATTAGAAAAAAATAAAAACAACTTAAAAACTAAAAAAAATGGGATTTAACACATCTTTAGGATTAGGTGGTAGCTACAGTTTAACTGGATCACCTTCTCAAATAGTAAGTGCCAATACTTATTTTGATTTAGCTAACACGGCTAATCAAGGTTGGGCACAACAATATCTTCCAGAGTTGTATGAGCAAGAAGTAGAGCGCTACGGAAACCGTACAATAGGAGGATTTTTACAAATGGTAGGTGCTGAAATGCCTATGAGTTCTGATCAAGTAGTTTGGTCTGAGCAAAATAGATTACATTTAGCCTACAAAAACAAGTCTGGAAACGAAACATCTGTTCTTACAACTGTTTCTTCTGGTCTTATTACGTTAGGATCTGATTACGTAAACTCTGTAAGAGTAGGTGCTACTGTAATTGTTACAGATTCTGCTACAGGATTAAAAACTAATTACTGTAGAGTTGAAAAATCTGGAACAGCTGATAGTTTAACAGCTCAGCAATTTACTGTAAAACCTTACAAAACAGCTACATTGTCTGGAGACTTTGGAAGTGATGGATTAGGTATTAATGTATTTGTTGTAGGTTCTGAATTTGCCAAAGGATCTGGAACTATGTCTAACGGTCTTAAGCCAACTTTTACTAAATTTGACAACAGACCAGTTATTATTAAAGATTACTTTAAAATTTCTGGATCTGATACAGCTCAAATTGGTTGGATTGAAACTACAGACGAAGCTGGACAATCTGGTTATTCTTGGTATTTAAAATCAGCTGGTGAAACTCGCTTGCGTTTTGAAGACTACCTAGAAACAACCATGATTGAAGCTCAAAAAGGTGTACCTGGAAGCTCTACTGCAGATACTGATATGGGTATTGCTGGAGAAAACTTTGGTACAGAAGGTCTTTTTGAAGCTATAGAAACTCGTGGTAACGTATTTGAAGATTTAGCTTCTCTTGCGGATTTTGATACTTTGTTGAAAAATCTTGATAAGCAAGGTGCTATTGAAGAAAACATGTTATATGTTAACCGTGAATTAGCTCTTACTCTTGATGATATGGTAGCTGGATTAAACGCTAACTACGCAAATGGTACTTCTTATGGAGTATTTAACAACGATGCTGACATGGCGTTAAACTTAGGTTTTTCTGCTTTCCGTAGAGGATCTTACGATTTCTACAAGTCTGACTGGAAATACTTAAACGATGCTGCTGCTCGTGGTGGTTTTGGAGATGTATCAGGGGTTTTAATTCCTGCTGGAACTTCAACTGTCTACGATCAGTCATTAGGTAAAAACATGACTCGTCCTTTCTTGCACGTAAGATACAGAAGCTCAGAAACTGATGACCGAAGACTTAAATCTTGGGTAACTGGTTCTGTTGGATCTGCTTCTTACACAGGAGAAGACATTATGGAAGTACACTATTTATCTGAAAGATGTTTAGTAGTTCAAGGAGCTAATAACTTCGTGATGTTAAAAGAATCATAATATTAATCTTTAAAAACTAAACAGAAATGGAAAAATACTTATATTTCAGAACACAAGCCACTATTGGCGATGACGACGATTCAGGGCAATCAGCTTGTTTCCCATTGTCTAGCTTTCTTGGCATGCATCCAACTGCAGACGACACGTTAACATTGTTTTTTATACCTCAAATCAGAATTGCTGGTGGTGTAACTGACGGAGCCGATTTTACAAACAGCGATAAAGTTGTTTTAACTCTTGCAACCGTTAACACTCACAAATCTGCTATGAAAGGGATAATCAAAGGTTTTCGTGAAGCTGCATCACCTCAAGGTGCATCAGCAGATGCTGACTTTATTGTTGTTGCAGATGACTTATCAGGAGCTACATCGTATATTACACCTGAAGTTAGTGCAGTTTCAACAATTGCAATCGGTGCTGCATTCGCATAATGCTGTACTAAAATTTAAACTTACGGGCGTCTTTACGGCGCCCTTAGGTTTATTTAACGTGACATTAGCCTATTACTAATTATATATAGAAGCTATTGTCATACTTTTAAACTATTTAATTATATTATATCATGGAAACAAAAACAAAAAAACAATCTAAAAAGATTGAAGTAAAAAATATTCCAGGCTGGGAAATAAAAGACAGGCAATACTACTTAAGAGGAAATAAAAATCCTTTAAGTTATGTGTTAACATCTAAATCAACACCTAGAAAACCATTATTATGGTTTGACGAAGAAAAAGGTTATAATAGAGAAATAAGATATGCAAGTAATCAAAGATCTTGCTTCATAGATGAACAAGATGGTAATGCTATTTTATCTCATATTATTTTTGAAGATGGAATACTATATGTTAAAAAATCAGATCAAGCTTTACAGAAGCTATTAAGTTTATATCACCCTAAAAAAGGTTACGTATATGACGAAAGAGATGATATTGCTGTAGCTAAAGACGACTTAGTAGGTATTGAAGTTGAAATGGAAGCTTTAAACACAGCTATGTCAATTGATGTTGATCAAGCAGAAGCAATACTTAGAGTTGAATTAGG